TGCGCCTCACGATATTTCTTGTCAGTCTTGTATCTGTTTCTGGCTTTATCGGCGCAACACTTCTTACAAACGGGTTGATAATATTCAACGACCTTTTCATCACTTGATACATACCTGTAAGCACGGGAGAAGTCTTTAAGGTCTTTTGATTCTTGGCAGGTGCGACACTTTTTCATCCCTCAATTCTCTCATATAGAGGACTGGAAAGCAAGATGGGGGTGGGGATAGCGGGGCTTGACAAATGGAATGGCTTAGTAGATACTTGTAAGCGTTACTGGGTAAACACCATGTAACAATGAATTACATATTCACAGTTTATCCCCACTTGCTTGCCCAGGTGGGGATTGCTGATTATAGTCAATGGTGTATACTTCAATCATCCTTCGGCAAGGAAGAATGGTCTCCTAAATGAGATACCAATTGAGCTTTGACTCTTTTTCTAGGGGTCTTTTTCTTTTATTTCTCTCTCTTTTCTTTCTAAGGGACTTGGCTTGTCCTCTCTCTTTATTTTCTTTTACACTATCGGTTACTTTATCCCCTTGTAATATATCCCCCATAACCTATAATTAAGAGATGAAATTGAGCGAGAAACAAAAGATTTGGCTTGAGGCGCACGGAGGAAGAACGGCTCACGATGTCTTTGAGAAAGACGGCAAACGATTCGTTCACATGGGTAATGAATATTCTAAATATACCGAAGTGCCTAAAGACAAAGATATACACCTTGAAAGAGTAAAATTGTGGGATGGAAAATACAGAATCAGACGAACGGATTACTGGAAAAATGTCTCGTAACTGCTTCATAGTGATCTGGTGCTTATTAACAGCTATCTACTTTACGGTCTTGTTTTTATATTTTAAGAGTGTTATACTTTAACCACTAAAAAGAAAATGGCGAACAGAAAAATAAGTAAACTTGGTATACCGGCACGAGATGCTTTAGTAAAGGGTGCGGATTACATGGCTAACGCAGTTAAGATGACTTTGGGTCCTTTTGGTCTTAACTTTGCCTTAGAAAAGAATGGAGAGATAACTAACGATGGCGTTACTATCGCCCGTGAGATATGTTCAGGTGCTATACATGACGAGATAGAGGCAAGGGGAGCTAGGATGATGTTAGAAGCCGCCACAAAGACCGAGGAAAGGGGTTTTGACGGTACTACCACCGCTACGATATTGGCCCAAGCCATAACTGCTTCTGCCATTGAACAGTTGCCCACATTGGGAACAGTCTCGGCTAAGAATAAAAAGAAACCTTCAGAAGTGAAATTGCAGATTGAATCCGAGTGTCTTGAAGTTGTAGATAAGTTAAATGAAATGGCCGTGGCGATTAAGGATGAAAAATCTTTGATAAAATCCGCTTTAGTGTCCACAGGAAGCGAGGAACTTGCCAGTCTTCTTGGTAAGGCTCAATGGGAATTAGGAAAAGACGGATACATCATGGCCGAGGAAACTGCCGATAAGTTTTGCTCGGTAGAAAAGATACATGGAATCAAGATTGATAACGGGATTGTGTCTTCATTGGCTATAAACAACGCTGAAAAGCAAACCCTTGAACTCAAAGACATTCCGATACTCTTAACGAACTACATCATCAAGGATTTAAGACCAGCAATAGCTAATTTTAATAAGGAAACTGGAATAGGTACGGGACTGATAAACAAAATATCTGAAATGGGATTGACCAATCTTATCCTCATAGGAAGACATTTTGAGCCACTCGCAATCCAGCAGTGCATGGATAACATGAAATCGGGCTTTAATATCTATCCCGTAAATGCCCCATATGTAGACCAGACTGAAGTGATGAAAGATTTAACTGCCGTGTTAGGTGGTAGATTCGTCTCAACTGATACCTCATTGCTTGAATCAGCACAGTTATCAGATTTAGGATATGTTTCTCTTTTGGAAGCTAATCGTACTTCTGCAATCTTTGCCGGAAAGAATGATGCAAAAGCCAAGACAAGGATTGAAGCTCGTTTAGAAGAATTGAGGAAACAACACAAAGGCTCAGTATCTGATTTTGAGAAGAAGCTGTTAGATCAGCGCATAGCTCAACTGACTAACGGCTTTGCTCTCTTAAAAGTAGGTTCTATAACTGAATTAGACAGGAAGTTCCTAAAACGAAAAGCTGATGATGCCGTAGGTGCGGTGCGTTTCGCATTACAAGAAGGCGTTGTAGACGGCGCAGGACTGGCATTTAAGAAGATTTCAGATAATCTACCTGATACATACATACTCAAGAAACCCTTGCTATCTATCTACAATCAAATAATGGCTTCAGCCCCTGAAGGATTTAAGATTGAGAAATGGGTAAAAGACCCCGTTAAGGTTTTGAGGATAGCTCTTGAACACGCTTGTAGTATTGCTTCAAACTTCGCAACGGTTGGCGGGGCGGTCTGTTCAGAGAATCCTAAATCATTAGATACCTTACTAGCTAACAAGAAACCCGCTCAAGAGGAAGCGGAATAACTATTATGAAAAAAATTGAAGGAAAAATTACTATAGAAAATGGTATAATGAGTTATGAAGCCAAGACTGCGATAGAGCAAACTATTTTGGGAGAGTATCTTGATGGTTTGACTAGAAAAGGGATAGAAATCGGTAAAAAAGAAGCTATAAAAGCGATTATTAAAAACATAAGTGTTGAGATTGATAAAATCTTGCAATAACCACTGTTATTAAAACACCATGCCATTTCAAAGTAAAAGTCAGAGAGCGTTCCTATATGAAAAACACCCCGACATAGCAAAGCGTTGGGAGAAAGAAACTCCTAAAGGAAAGAAACTACCCATTCACAAGAAGGGAAGCAAATCAGACAAGAGAAACAAGAATCTAACCGATAAGCTAGGAAGTGCGTTCAAGTACATAAAACACTAACATGCGAAAGCTAACAAAAAATACTATGATTATCTATAAAATATGTAAACTATTAAAATATGTGGGTTATCGTCAAGTATCAGATTTTTACTTTGATATAGATTGTGATTGGAGTAATGGCTTCAACGGTAAGGTACGAAGTAAAGATGCTTTTGAAAAAGATGAAACCGGTGTTCCATTAGGAACAAAATATGGACTGTACGCTATCCCAAAGTGGTTAAAGGCTTTGCAAAGAGGAGAGTTAATTTTGGATAAAAAAGATGCTTAGATATACTTGTGAAAAGTGTAATAAGAAAGTAGGAAGCGTGATGTGGGATGCGTTAAAGAAGTTATGGATGTGTACCAAGTGCTTCTACAAGAAATGAAAATATCAAAAATAAAACCATATATTTATAACGCAAAGAAGCACACGAAAAAGCAGATAGAGCAAGTGGCGGCTTCAATAAGAGAGTTTGGCTTCAATCAGCCAATTGTCCTTGATAAAAAGAACTTTATCATCGTAGGCCACGGCAGATATGAAGCGGCTAAACTACTTGAATTGAAAGATGTCCCGACTATTGTTGTGGACTTAACCGAAGAACAGGCAAACGCTTATCGCCTCGCTGACAACAAACTAAATGAGAGTGAATGGGATATGAAATTAGTTATAGACGAATTGAAAACACTTTCTTTACCGATGCTAGAGCTAACAGGATTTGATAAGGATTTACTCATATCACCTGACGCAAAGGACGACATCATTCCTGAAAATGTACCAGCACGAAGTAAGCTCGGAGACCTCTATGAACTAGGCAGTCACCGTGTTTTAGCAGGCGACAGTACGCAACAGGAGGCAGTTTCAAGGCTTATGGATGGCAAGAAAGCGGATATGGTGTTTACTGACCCGCCGTATGGAATGAATTTGGACACTGATTATATATCTCAATACAAAGGAGAAAGTAAAAAAGCGTTGACCGATAATTTGGTAGCAAGGAAATATGAAAAGATTGTAGGCGATGATAAGCCTTTTGACGCAAAACTTTTTATAGATTTATTTTCATATTGTAAAGAACAATTTTGGTTTGGTGCAGACTATTACATGAGGACAATAGAAGACAATGGAAGTTGGATTGTATGGGACAAAACTGGCGGACATGAAAGTTTAGACAATGTTGGATTTGCTTCAAACTTTGAGTTATGTTGGTCAAGAAAAAAACACAAAAGAGATATTGCAAGAATTACCAGAAAAGGAATTGCAGGACATAATGATGGTAAAAGAGTTCATCCAACCATGAAGCCAATTGCTCTTTGCTGTTGGTTCGTTCAAAAGTTCAGTAAAGAGAACGAATTGATTGTAGACCTCTTCCTCGGCTCTGGTTCTACCCTCATAGCATGTGAAAAGACAGGAAGGATATGTTATGGAATGGAGTTAGACCCGAAGTATTGCGATGTTATCGTTCAACGCTATGTAGACTTTGTAGAAGGTGCAAAAGTAATTAGAAATGGTATGATTGACACATCATGGAAACAATCGTTAAAAACAACGAAATAATCAAGGAATCTAAAAGGGGTAAGAATCCTAAAAGTTTGGCTAACCTTAAAAAAGGAGAATGGAAGAAAGGTCAAAGTGGTAATGTAAAGGGAAAGGGAATAGGTACGAAGAATTATGACACCTTGTACAAAGAAGCACTTATCAAACTTGGACTAGAAAATGGTAAAGACCCTAACGATATTGAAATGGAGATGATCGCTCATGCCATTGTCGAAGCTCGTAAAGACTATAGATATTACAAAGACACGATGGACAGAAAGCATGGTACGCCAATTCAACGAACCGAAACAAAAGGAGATTTCAAAGTATCGGCTATAATTGAAATGCAAAAAGGATTCAAGCAATGGTCAAAGAAATAAACGAGACTCAAGACCGTGTAAGCAAGCTATACAAAAATAGTTATGGCAAACCCTTTGAATTGACTGGTGGACAGATTGAGATATTCGACTGTATCTTCAAGAGAAAATCTCCAAGAGTGCAATGTATAAGCTATACGCAATTTGGTAAGTCAGATACTGTGGCTATGGCCGTGCTTACTCGTATCCTAACTTTCCCAGAGAAATGGGCGATAGTTGCGCCAAGCAATAAGAAAGCGAAAATAATCATGTCCTATGTCATTGGGCATATATTTGATAATGAATACGCAATGAGTCTGTTTGAAGTTGATAAAGGTGAGAGCGTGGACAGGATAAGACGAGAGCGAAGCAAAGACCGATTAACTTTCAAACATCCCGATGGAAGTATTGGCGAGGTATTCATCCTATCTAGCGAGGGAAAGCGCACCAAAGACCTGCTAGACGCTTTGATGGGCTTCGGAGCGGCGAATGTCATCGTTGATGAAAGCTCTTTAATAGACGATATTCAAATGGTCGGTATCATGCGTATGCTCGGAGGACATCAAGATAACTTTCTATTTGAAATAGGGAACGCAATGCGGCGCAATCACTTCTTTAAGACTTCACTAGATCCGAAGTATCATCACATCAACATTGACTGTTATCAAGGACTTCATGAGGGGCGTATTACGCAATCGTTCATTGACGAGATGAGGACTAAACCGATGTTCTCCATGCTCTATGAGAATAAGTTTCCCGCACAAGATGCGGTTGATTCAAGCGGTTATGCCCCGATGTATTCAGATGTTGAATTGCAAAATAGGATTAAGACGAACATAGAATTATTCGGTGAACTCCGAATGGGCTGTGATGTTGCCGGAGAAGGAGCAAACTATTCCGTCATAACTCTACGAGGAAAGAACGGCGCAAAGATTCTTTATCGAGAACACACGCCGGATACTATGGCGTTCGTAAGTGAAATCGTGGAACAGTTCAGGACGCATCATCCCGATAGGATTTACATTGATAAGGTTGGAATAGGAAAACCTATCTATGACAGGTTGTGCGAGTTGCCTGAAATGTATCATGTTACCGATAGGGGATTGAGCGATTGCATCGTAGTCGGGGTGCAAGCCGGTGAACAAGCCGATGACAAAGATAACTTCTTCAACAAACGAGCCGAGATGTTTTGGAGACAAAGGGATTGGTTACAGACTTCTTCTTTAGAGGGTGAAAACTGGCTTGATTTGCTTGACATAAGGTATAAGATTCAGTCAGATAAAAAGGTAAAGATAAAGTCTAAGGACGAGATGATTAAAGAGGGAGTATATTCGCCCGATGTGGCAGACTCACTTTCATTGACCTTTTACGATTCAGAAATGAAGTTAGGCCAGAGCGAGATAAGCTCATTCATACCGGACATGACTATTGACTAGACTTTTAATATGATATAATAGCGACATAACATTTAATAAAAAATCGTGATAGGAAATTTCATTACAAAAGAAGACGGAACACCAAGCGAGATGTATAACAAGCTCTCGCCATCTTCGTATCATCCAAAAGGAGATGTCTTAAAGCTGTGGGCGGCCATTCAACGAGACTATCAGGTAGCCTACATGCTTCAGCACAGGCCGTTCAAAGAGTTTGACGGCGTATCTCTTTTACAGCGTGCGAAGTTAGACCAAGAGACTTTTGCCGCTTATGTCGGTGCAGAGTATGTACCTGAACATAAACGCTGGCGTTGGAAGGGTAGAAAGAATACATCAAGGAATAAGCTCATAGGCATCTGTGCAAGGATGCTTGCGGGAATGCTCTATCCGACAGTCCATGCCCAGAATGAGATGAACGAGGAAGACAAGATGACTGCAAAGGTTATGAAGATTCGCATTGGGAATCATTTGAAACACGCAGGATACGAGACGAAGTTTTTGTTTATGATAATGTCCGCCCTCGTAAACCCCGCCGTATTCGTTCAGGTTGAATGGTTAGAAGTCATGCAGAAGATTAAGAGCGGTGGAGAGATTGAGGAAGTATTGAATGAATCATTATCTGGTCTGGCTTTGAATGTATTACCTATTGATGAAATCATGTTGCCAGATTTCTATTCTGGTACTGGTAACTTACAGAGATTGAATTGTATTTTACGAGTTCGCAGGATTCCGTGGGATGAAGCAAGAGCAAAGTGGGCTGATAAGTTCTACACAACGGAAGCGGATGTAAAGAAAGACTTGTTCGACTATGTTCAGGCAGGTATGACGAGGATATTCATTACGGGAAATGAGAATCAAGAGTTATATGACATCGAATGGACTGAAGCAGACAGGACTTATGTGCAAGAGATAACCGCTTACTATCCTTATGAGGATTTGGAAGTGGCCGTAGTCGGTGGAGTGTTAATGGTGAATGAAGAAGATGTTTATAATACCAATTCGTTTACACACAGGAGATTTACTTTGATACAAGGAGAGTGGAAGTCCTATCCTATTCTGCCATTCGTGATGAGCGGATTTGAACCTTTAGACCCGTCGGGAAGATTCGCATACTACAAGTCAGCCGCATTTAAGGAGTTCTGGGATGACAAGTCTTTGAACACCATGCACAGGTTAGCCCATGACGGGACTTACTTGGATGTCATCAAGCCCACAGTGTTATCAGGTGTGGCTAAGGTTGATTCATCAATGATGGTTCCTGGTGCAACATTTGGCATACCGGCAGGAGGCACGATGAGCCAATACTCTCTCGGCCCTAACTTAAAAGCAGTCTGGGACGCAGTAGGCCAGTATAAAGAGGATTTGAGCGACTCAACCACGGTTAATCCCGTCCCTCAACCTGGACAGCCGAATGTATCCGCTACTCAAACGAATGTGGCAACACAACAGGCTAAACTGTTCATGTCCATTTTTGCTCTACTTGTTGCGGACTTAATCAAGCGAGTTGGAGAATTGGTCATTGACTGTGAAGTGAATTACGCCTCAACCGGAGAAATAGACGACAAGATACCAGGACACCTTAACCTTAAAGATTCTATATCGCTTATTAAAGGAAAAGATAAGGGCAAGAATGTTACTCATAAGATTATCTTCACTTCAAAGCATATGGGCAAGAAGTATGACCAGAAACAGCTTGAAGACAAGGAATGGGAGCTGTATGATAAGCTAGGAAAGACACCTAAAGAGCGAGCCTCAAGCGATCAGAGGATTTATGAGGTCAATCCGTATCAGTACGCTCGAACGGTTTATCAATGCGAGATGGACGCAGACCAGATACTCGATAAGTCTATGGGTGCCGTGCAACAGAGAAAGGTTACAGCCTTTACTATATTGAAAGACCCTGCGATAGCTCCGTTCACAGACCAAGAAGAAGTAGCGGATTCAATCATTGATGAGTTTGGGGGCGAGTTGGTCGACGACCCTGACAAGCTCAAGAAGAAACAGACCGCACAACCTGGTGCTATGATGAACGGAATGGGCATGGGACAGAACGGACAACTGAATGGAATGGTTCAGAATGGTCAGGTCATCGGTAAACAATCACAAGCAGGTGGTGCAATGATTGGTCAGCCGTAAATTATTATTTAATTAAAACTACAATGGCAGAAAATGTAAAAACTCCAAATAAGCCAAAGCAAGGTACTCGACTGCGTAACTTCATCGGCAGTGGAGGAAGTGCGAAAGACTATCAGGCAAGTAAGGGATTGAAGGAAGCAGAGGTGAAAGAGAGTAAAAAGAAATAGGTCGAGATTTACTAAAATAATTTAACTAACATGGCAGAAACAAAAAAGGCAGAAGTTAAGTCTAAAGTTACCTCTCCCACGGATTTCGCTTGGGCTTACAACAAGATTAAGCTGAAGCAAGCGTATACGGCGTTGGTAGAGGCCAAGAAGCTAGACCCAGGAATCCTTATTGATGAGGAATCTTTGAAGGAGGCTTATATCTTGCGTGCGGGATTGCTCGCCGACCAACAGGCGATAAACATCAAGGCCAAGAGGCCGAGAAGCACATCGAATATTAAGGACTGATGAAAAAGTTTGCGGTACAATTTGCGGTATGGATGTTGAAAAAGGAATTACCCCTAAAAGAAAAGGTAAAACTCCTTAACGCCATACTTGACAGGTTGCAAGCATTACCGCTTTCGTCTATAATATCGGTAAGTGAGACTGGTTCTTTGGTAATTAACGGAAAAGAAATAGATTACGAAGAGATGGGTTTGCTGAAAGAGTCGGCAAAAGCTCTCAAAGATAATCGAGTCTATGGAATCATACAAGACCAAGTTTTATTCGAGAGCATGAACGGAAGTATTGCCTCGACTAATCTTGAA